AAAGATCGCAATCCGATATCTAAAAAGAATTATGCTGGTGGGTATTTATTTTGTCCTAAAGCAGGTAAAATGGATTATTTATTTGATTTAGATTTAACATCACTATACCCATCAATTATAATGACTATTAATATTGGTAAAGAAACATATGTAGGTAGAATTATTGATGCTGATGATAGAAATAATCGTTTAGGTTATAATGATTTAAAATGTATGGATTATGCTGATGAAATGGTTGTTGAGAATAAAAAACGCCAACAAACACGAGTTAACATAGGTAGAATTGTTTCTATGATTGAACAAAATGATCTATTAATATCAGCTAATGGTGTAATGTATTCTAAAGATAGGGAATCAGTATTATCAACTATTCTTAAAAAATGGTTTGATGAAAGAGTTAAGTATAAAAATGCAATGAAAAAAGCATACAAATCAGGAGATAAAGAAGCAGGTGCTAATTATCATATGAAACAATATACTATGAAAATTTTACTAAATAGTTTGTATGGTGCAACTGCTTTAGGTAGTTTTAGATATGGTAATGTTATTTTATCTGAATCAATTACTCTTAGTGGACAGAGAATTATACAAGAATCAGCATTAGCAGCTAATAGAGCAATGAATAAAGAAATAAAAGCATGAAACATTTAGAAGATACTCCTTGGTGGATTTGCGATTCTGAAGATATTAATTATTGTACTTACAGTGATACAGATTCAATTTATATGCATGCTGAACCTATATTAAGACATAGGCATAGTAACTTTGATGAAATGAATGCTGAAGAAAAAGATAATGCTTTAGAGAATATAGCTATGGAATATGAAGGAGTAGTTACTAAATCATATGATAAATTAGCTAAAGAAGTATTCAGATCAGATGAACATAGATTAGAAATGAAAACAGAGTGTGTTATTCGTTCTGCTTATTTTAGAGCTACTAGACGTTATGCTCAATGGATTACTAAACAAGAAGGTATTAAAAAAGAATCATTAGATGTTAAAGGATTAGAATTTAAAAAAGCTAACTTTCCACCTGTGTTAGGTAAATTCTTTAAAAGTGCTTTAGTTGATGTTTTAAAGGGAGCTACACAAGCTGAGATTGATGATAGACTAAAAAAGTTTAAAAAACAAATACTAGATGGAACTATTCCTTTAACCCAATTAGGTAATCCTCAAGCTGTAAAAAAATTAAATAAATATACTGAGCGTAAAGCTAGAGCAGGTGAAATGTTTTCAGTAATTGGTAAAGGTGCTCCCGCAGCAGTAAAAGCTTGTATCATTTATAATGATTTATTAAGATTTTGGAAGTTACATAAAAATCATTCTTCTATATCTCAAGGCGATAAAATTAAGTGGATTTATTTAAAACAAAACCCATATCAAGTAGATGCTATTGCTTTTTTAGATTGGGATTTACCAGAAAAAATGCGTACATTTATTGAACAGTATGCAGATAGAAAAAAAATATTCGAGTCCATATTATTAAATAAATTAGAAGGATTTTACAATGATTTAGGTTGGACACTAAATTTAAATCCTTACCAACAAATGTTTTTTAACTTATGATAAACAAATCAATACTACAATCAGTTATTAGCAAATATTACTTAAATGTTTGTGAATCTGTTACTTGGAAAACTAAAGATAATAATCTAACAATAGATTTTATGTCACCAACTGCAGATATAATAGGTAAAGTTACTTGTAATAATTTCCCCTTAGAAAATAGTGAATTAGCTATATATGATACTAAAAAATTATCAAGTTTAATTAGTATTTGTAATGGAGATTTGTTATTAGAATTAGAAAAACAACATAAATTAATATCTAAACTTAAAATATCAGATTTGAATTTTAACTTAACTTATGCAGTATCAGATCCTTTATTAGTTCCTAAAGTAGGTACGGTAAATATCCCTGAATTTGTAGTTAATTTAAATTTATCAAAAGAAGATATTGATAATTTAATAAAAGCTAAAAGTGCATTACAAGGTATTGATAATATGTTAATTACTACTACAACAAATTTAGATGGTGAAAATGTATGTGAATTTATATTTGGTGATGAGCATGGACACAATAATAAAATTACATATCAAATATCAGGTGATATAACAGAAGAAAGTATGAAAATACCATATAATTCAGATACATTTAAAACTGTTATTCATGCTAATAAAGATATGGAAGAAGGAACTATGAAAATTAGTTCTATGGGACTAATAGAGTTCAAATTTAAAACAGATGAAGTTTCTAGTGAGTATTATATGGTAAGAAAAGCAGAAACTGATTTTTAATATATGTATAATAAATTGACCTTAGGGCGTAAGTATTTTTTTAAACAATTATTAACCGCTGATCTAACGACAGCATAAAACAAAGTGATATGAGTACACAATTTTTAGAAAGATTGTACAATCCGTACGATCTATTATTCAGAAACCTGTTCGAAGCAGGAGCAACATTTACACCGGCTACAGAAGCCAAACAACAATACCCAATTAATATATTTGAAGATGATTTAGGACTAACTTTTGAGTTAGCTTGTACTGGCATCCCTAAAGATGCTATTGAAGTTAAACTTGAAGGTGATAGTATTACCTTTACATATGATAAAGCTAAAACTCCAGATCCAGATAGAAAATATATTCATAGAGGGATAGCAAAACGTTCTTTTAATTTAGCTTATAAATTAGGAACTAAATTTAACCCAAGTAAAGCGTCAGCTAAATTTAATGATGGTTTGTTAATAGTAACAGTACCATTTGCAAAATCGCAAGCGCCAAAAGTTTTGAAAATTAATTAAAGTAACCACAAAAGTTCGCCCTATAGGTTGGTTTACTTAGTTATTTTTCGTATATTAATATGAATAAAAAATAAAGTTATATGCAAACAATAAAAGACCCAGTATTAGAGCCTTATTATATAGGCAGAGATTCACATTGTTACACAGTATATGAAGTAATAACACCAGATTCTGATAGATTAAGATCTAAAGATAGTAAAGGTGAAAATTATGAAAAACCAGTAGCACATTATTCTAACTTTGGAAGCTGTTTAAGTAAAATAGCTGAATGTCAATTACATAATAATAGTAAAAAAGAATATACTAGTGTAAGAGAATATCTTGATAGGTGGGATGAATTAAATGAAAAAATTGAAATACTAATAAATTATAAAGGACTATGAATTTAGAAGCATTATTTAATGCGGTTATCGTTAAACCGATTGAACAAAACGAAGAAATGTATGGATCAATTGTAGTACCAGATATTGGTAAAGATAAAAATGAACATGCAGTAGTAGTAGCAATTGGACCTGGTCAACATACACATTTAGGACATTTTATTGAATCCTATCTTAAAGTAGGAGATGAGGTAGTTTTACCTACTCAAGGGTTTACTAAATTAGAACATAACGGGGAAGAATATTATGTAGGACCTGAAAACCAAGTATTAGCTAAAGTAAAATCATCAGTTGAAGATATTTTATCAGAAACAGAACCACTTGAAGAAAGTGAATTAATCAGTGAAGAAGAATTTAATAAATTAGAAAATAACGAAAATGAGTAAAATTATAGAATTTGGCCCTAAAGGGAGAAAACAATTAGTAAAAGGTATTGATACATTAGCAGATGCTGTAGTATCAACATTAGGACCTAATGGTAGAAATGTAGTAATTGAAAAAAGTCATGGACAAGTACAATCAACTAAAGATGGAGTGACGGTTGCTAAACATATTTCACTTAAGGATCCAGTTGAAAATTTAGGAGTTAACTTAGTTAAAGACGCTTCATTAAAAACAGCAGATAAAGCTGGTGATGGTACAACAACATCCACTTTGCTTGCTAGAGAAATGATAAAAGGTGGACTTAGTTATTTAAATAATGGAGCTAATGCTGTTGAAATTAAAAGAGAAATAGACAATTCAGTAAAGCAAGTTATTGAAGTGTTAAAAGACAAAGTATCAGAAGATATATCCTCTGAAGAACAATTAGAACAAGTAGCTACAGTATCAGCTAATAATGATAAAGAAATTGGTAAATTAATCGCTACAGCACTAGATAAAGTTGGTGATGAGGGAATTGTGCATATTGAAGAAAGCAAGTCAGGTGAAACTTATTTAGAAACTGTTGAAGGGATGCAATTTAGTAGAGGATTTAAATCACCTTATTTTGTTACTGATAATAATACAATGACTAGTACTTTATCAGATGTTAGTATTTTAATAGCTGACCACAAATTTACTAATGTAAAAGAATTATTACCAATCTTAGAAGGTGTAGCAAAACAAGCTAAATCGTTATTAATTATAGCAGAAGATATTGATCATGAAGCTTTAGCTACCTTAATTGTTAATAAACAAAGAGGTACATTAAATGTATGTGCTGTAAAAGCACCCGACTTTGGTGATAGAAGAAAATTAATATTAGAAGATATTGCTATTATGACTGGAGGTCAAGTATTTGACAAGTCTAAAGGAATGAAATTAGATAAATTTTCATGGGATTGGTTTGGAGAATCTCGTACAGTAACTGTAAGTAAAGATCAAACAACTATAATTGATGGTAAAGGTGAAGAAGATGCTATTAATAAAAGAATAGAAGAATTAGCTCATCAAGTTGAAGGATCAGAAAGTGAATTTGAACGTGAGCAATTACAAGGTAGATTAGCTAGAATGTGTGGTGGTGTTTCTATTATTCATGTAGGTGGTAGAAATGAGACTGAAATGAATGAAAAGAAAGACAGAGTAGATGATGCTTTACATGCTACAAAAGCTGCTATTGAAGAAGGAATTGTTCCTGGAGGTGGTGCAGCATTATTATATGCTAGAGAAGTATTACCTACTTCTACTAAATGTAATGAAAAAGTAGGTGCAGAAATAGTTTATAAAGCATGTGGTAAGCCATTTGAACAAATACTTATAAATGCGGGGCATGACTCAGTAAAAGCTCAAATGATAGGTAAATATCAATTAGTTGACTCTGGAGATGATACATGGAAAGGATATAATATTAAAAAAGGAGTAGTAGCTGATATGAAAAAAGAAGGTATTATAGATCCAACTAAAGTAACTAGAGTAGCACTTGAAAATGCAGCTGCAGTAGCAGGTACAGTATTGCTTACAGAATGTATAGTAGTAAACGAGCCTGAAGAAGAAAAACAACCACAAATAGACCCTTCACAAATGATGGGAATGTAATATGGAGACAGTAATAAACGAACATAATGAACTAATAGCAGTAAGAGTACCACCTGGAGACAGGTGGAAACTCGTTTCTGATCCAAAAAAACAAGTACATCCTAATTTAACTGAAACTTTAGAAGCATTTTTTCACAAAACAGGATTTAAAGGTGAATATAGATTAGATCCTCTAGGAAGTAAATTATACGCTATCCATGCAACTGAAGAAGAAGTAAAACCAAAAGAAGAAAAAATGTATTCTTTATATGGTGAATTTAGACAGGGTGTTTAAGCTTGGAAAATTAAATAATATTTTGTATATTTAGGTTATGAAAGATCACGGATTATTAGTAGAAAAATATCGTCCTACAAATATAGATAATTATGTAGGAAATGAAAATATTAAAAAGTCAATATCAAATTATATTAACCAAAATGATATTCAAAATTTAATATTCTATGGACCAGCTGGTACTGGTAAAACTACATTAGCTAAATTAATAGTAAAAAATATAGATTGCGATCATATCTATATTAATGCTTCTGATGAAAGAGGTATTGAAACTATCAGAGATAAAGTATCAGGTTTTGCTAGTGTAATGTCATTTAAACCTCTCAAGGTTGTTATATTAGATGAAGCAGATTTTCTAACTATACAGGCACAGGCATCTTTAAGAAATGTAATTGAAACCTTTTCAAGAACTACACGTTTCATTTTAACTTGTAATTTTATTGAACGTATTATAGATCCTTTACAGTCAAGATGTCAAACATTGAAAATTGTACCTCCAAGTAATTTAGACGTAGTAAATCATTTGATGAAAGTTATACAGAAAGAAGGTATAAAATGTAGTGTAAGTGACTTAGAAACAATTACTAATAATAACTACCCTGACGTTCGTAAGATGCTTAATACAATACAAGTATCTACACAAAATAAACAATTAAAATTAGATAAAGATGTATTAGTTTCTAATAATTATATGACTAAAGTAGTAAAAGAATTAGCTAAACCATCTCCTAAATTTAATGAAATAAGACAAATAATAGCTAACGCTAATGTTAAAGATTTTGAAGTATTTTACAGATTTTTATTTGATAATGCCTCAGATTTTGCTCCTGGAAAAGAAGGCACAGTAGCAATACATATAAATGAGTACAGTTTTCAATCTAATTTTAGAATTGATAAAGAAATAAACTGTATGGCCTTAATAAAACAATTAATTAATATTTAAATTTAAAAAAATGAGTGAAAATAATGTAGGACAACCACAAGTAAAGTTAGAAGATACAACTTCATTTGTAACACCAGAAGGGAGTAAAATATTTCAACAAGGTGTATTATTACGTAGTGTATCTAAATTTATAGCAGGTACTGACGAAGATGCAGTTATGCCAATACCAGTATTTTTCTGTCCTGATACTAAAAAAATGGTAGGATTAACTTTACCACCAGAAATAAGAGAAGAATATAAAGATGATTTGATATAAATGACTGTATTTGATTGGTTAAATGAAATAACAGTTAAGAAAACACCACCTAATAATTTTACACAAGAAAATTGGGATGATTGGAATTCTTATATGGTACATAGATTTTTATCAATGAATATAAATTATATTGACATAGTTAATTTTGTACAAAATATAAATCCTCAAAATAAAAAGGAGATTTATACTATTTATAGGGAGATGATTCCTAAAAGAAAAGTATGGAATAAATATATTAAAAATCAAAATAAAAAAGATTCTAAAGAAATAGCAAAAATCATAGCTAATAAATTATCAATTGGAAGTGATGAAGCTAATTCGTATATTCCCATGTTAGGAAAAGAAGGTGTCACTGAAGTATTAAGTGATTTAGGTTACGAAAAAAAAGAAATAACTAAATTAATAAAAACGATATGAACTTACAAGTATACAAATTTTTAAAGGCAGAAGCTGAAGCTGATAAAGCCAAAGCACTAGCTAGTATTCAACTATTAACCAACCACCCAGCAGGTATAGGTGACCATTCAACTAAAGATTATTGGGATAACTGTAATGAAGCCCTTAAATTATTAGCTTCAGCAGATGAAAGATTAGAAGTGTTAGAAAAATACTTTAACAACAAAGAACAAGTAAATGGATAGTAGAAAAGCATGGGAGTTTAGTCAAGAAAAAGAAGTTGAAGCAGTTAAAACATCTCCAACAGTAGAAGCATTTGAAACAGAATACCCAGAATTATCTGAGGAGTTTAAACAAATTACTAGAGAAATGTATGAAATGTTTGCTGCTAAACATATGGATTATGGTTTAAATAACATTGCTTTAGGTGGTGATATTTTAAATAATAAAGATGATAAAAAATTCTCATTAACAGGATTAGCAATTAGATTAACTGATAAAATAAGTAGGTTAAAAAATTTATTAGTTAATGGTAAAAATTATGTTAAAGGTGAAGGTATGGAAGATACTTTTATTGACATTGCTAATTATGGGATAATCGGTCTTTTAGTAGGTCGTGATAAATGGAAAAAATAGTTTGGGTAAAAAGAAAGTACCAATTATAGTAAGGGAGATTAGAAATAATCCCCCTTTACCAGTTAACTTTGCAGTTGAAAAGAATATATCTTATTCACAATTGTCAATGTTTACTCAGTGTCCTAAAAAATGGTCATTACAATATAGAGATGGTCATAAAATTAGTGAACAAAGTATTCATATGACATTTGGAACAGCTCTACATGAAGTAATTCAGCATTATATAGATAAAATTTATGAAGTAAGTGGAGCAGCAGCTGATAGAATTGATTTAGAAGAATTATTTGAGGATACTTTAAGGAAATGTTACGCTGAAGATTATAAGAGAAATAATAATGAACATTTTAGCTCACCAACAGAATTAAGAGAATTTTTTGAAGATGGTAAAGAAATTTTGAAATTTATTAAAAAGAAAAGAAATCTTTACTTTAAGAAAAAAGGAACATATTTAGTTGGATGTGAAGTACCTATTGTTGTAGCACCTAATTTACGTCTTAATCGTGTTAAATATATGGGTTATTTAGATATAGTGTTGTATAATGAATACTCAGAAACATTTAAAATAATAGACATTAAAACTAGTACTAAAGGATGGAATAAATGGGCTAAAAAAGATGAATCAAAACAATTCCAATTAATATTATATAAACATTTCTTTAGTAAACAATATAACATACCAATTGAAAATATAGATATTGAGTTTTTTATAGTTAGAAGAAAAATATATGTTGATGGTGATTATCCTCAAAAACGAGTACAACAGTTTTATCCTGCTTCCGGTAAAGTAAAATTAAATAAAGCTAAAAATAATTTAAATGAATTTATAAATAAAGCTTTTAACTTGGATGGGTCATATAAAGATACTATATTCCAAGCAAAACCAAGTAAATGGAATTGTACGTTCTGCCCTTTTAAAGATAATATGGAACTCTGCAATGTAGTTGGTAAAAATTTGTAATCTACATATATGTATAGACAAATATAATAAAATAAAAATTATGGCAAATTCAAAAGACATGACACTAACAAGTGTAAAAGTAAAA